GGGAGTCCAACTCCGTTATACTGAATTTTTGCAACACCTGTTACAGTAACCCCTGTGCTTGTGGTTGATAGTTTTGCTACATTGTCATAATAAAGAGTAACATCTCCATTACCTACTATAACAACACCATTTTCAGTGCCTTGTGGTCTTAGATATATATCATCAGCAGCTTGTAAATATAAATCGTGATTTGTTCCTTGAGAAGTAATAAATAAATCACCAGTGCTACTTGATGATGTTTTTATATAGCTATTAGAACCATCGTGATAAATCTGTAGGTCATTACCTTGACCAAAATATGCTCTGACGTCATCAAGATGACGTGTAGCTATGCTGAACTTAGTGATTCCAGCTGATCCATCTAAATAAAAATATGTAGCAAGACCACCAGACCCATCATCACTTCTAAAGATAATATTACTATCATTAGAGCTATTTTCAATAGTAATATCACCAGTGCCATTACTTATAAAAGAATTTGTACCATCGTGATATAAAGCCATATCACCACCTGTACCTAAAAATATTTGAGACTTATCAGGAAACCTAGTAGCACCTAATATTGATGAACCATTAACAAGACTTCCATCTAAATAAAAATATGTAGCAATACCTCCTGAGCCATTGTCATTTTTAAAATAAATGTCTTTATCGTTATTAAACTGTTGTATATATAAATGACCTGTACCGTCATTGTTTATAAATGAATCAGTTCCATCGTGTAATATTTTTAAATCAGCCGAGTTACCAATTTCAATTTTAACGTTATCTCCTACTTTGGGGTTGTTTAAAAAATTGATAGCCATATAGCTTTATTTTATTATATTATTATCCTACGTTAGTCAAAAGTACATCATAAGAGCTATCTGTGACTGTTCCAGTAAATATAATTTTTAACTCTACCGCATCTTCTCTAGTTACATCAGCATAGACAGTATGACCATTGCTGTTATCTAACACTTCAACAGATATATTTAAAGCAGAAGCAGTACCACCAAAAGCAGCGGCGTTACTTGGGTCAATAGTGTACGTTGTTAATCCACTACCAGTAGCTCTTGTTATTGCTGCATTTCCTGCTGCATCTAAAGAAAGCTTTTTAAATCTAAATTGAAAAAACTCTGCTTCTGTAAACGTTTTAGTAACATTGCTTTGATCTGTACCTAATATTTTATTTGGAGTATCCGTAGAAGCTGAAACTTCGTTTACATCTATAGTTAAGTTTGCAGTACCTGAAGTATATGAAACATCTATACCTGAAGTTGCCGATGCATTAACATTACCTATACCAACTGTTGTAAGTGTAGCTAAATCAGTATCAGACTGTACAACTATAAAATCACTAGAAGTTGAAGCTCCTGCATTTGCTGCAGTTTGAACTATAACTGAATCTCCTGGCGTTAATGGTGTTGCGGCTTCTCCGAAAAAATTACCAGCAACTGTTACAACATAATAATCACCAACTGCAATTGCAACATCAGAATATAAATCACTACCACTTCCATCTGCTAAAATTCCAGTATTAGCGTTGAAACCAGTTTTAAATTCTAATAAACCAGTAAGTGCAGCTTGAACAAATGCTGTGGTAGCTATTTTAGTAGAGCTGTCTCCTGATGTGGGTGTTGCTACATTACTAAAACCACTGGCATCTCTTAACATTAACTTACTAGCTGTGCTTGCACTAGTAGCGTCTGTAGATATCGTCACTGTTGGAGCTAAAGCAGTTCCTCCAACTTCTGTGCTTATATGCGCTCCTCCATCTATAGAAACAACTTCACCATCGTCAACAGTTTTAGTTGTTCCAGTATCTGCACCAATTCTCCAAGAAGACATTGTTCCTGTTCCTCCAGTGTAATCTATAGTTACTGTCCTAGTAGATAAACTAGCTGTAATGTTGCTTCCGCCAAGTATAGCTACTGTTTGTCCAGACTCTACAGTTGTTGTGCTTGCGGCATCTCCTTTTATTACCCAGTCATATGTTCCAGCGGGTATTGCCCACGCATTATCGCCTCGTAGAAAAGTTGTATTACCAGCTGTACCTGTTGCAGAAAGATCTGCAGTTACCGTTACAGCTCCAGAGGTTGCGCTATTAGGTGTGAGATTAATAAAAGTACCATCTGTAGTTGTGACAGTAGTAACACCACCGCCTACTTCTGACCAAGAAGATCCATTATAAAACTTCAGTATATTACTTGTACTGTTATAATATATTTGACCCGCAACACCAGACCCTGCCGCAGTGTCATTTATCTCATTATCTATAACTAGTTTTTTTAACTGGTTAAGATTAAAGTCTACGTTATTTAAAAAATTTATTGCCATAGTTTCTTAGTTTAAAAATGCTTTGCCTGTTATGGCAGTTGAAAATGTTATTTTAACCCTTGTTGTTGAGATATACTCTGCAACACCATAAACTTGATTATCATCAGTTCCTGTAACTGTTGTTATTGAAGGGTATTTATTTAAAGAGTGAGTTAAGTCCCAAACGGTAGCAGCAACAGTAACATTAAAAACTTGAGTTTTGTCATCTACAGAATCTCCCCACGCAATACCGCTTCCTGTACTTGTTAATACTTGACCGTTTGTTCCTGCAGCGTTAGTAGAATCATAAAGTTCTTCAGTTAGACGAAAATCTCCCTCAACGTGTAAGTTAGCTGTAGGTGTAGATTGATTAATACCAATCTTGGTTCCAAGATCAGTAATTATACTGTCACTAAATTGACCATTGCTAGTGTTCCACTTTAATATTTTTGAATTTGTAAAATTTGCAGCATTTTTTAAAGAAACCGTTGATGAAGTTCCTGACTGAGTTACAGCTATTCCTAGTCCAGCTAAAACATCTGAAATGAAAGATCCAGAGTTAGCAGCGGTAATTATAGATATATTATTTTGTGGCTGTATTACAGAAGTTACAGGCGATGTAGAAGGAACTGTAACAAGCACATTGTTAAGATCCTCATTGATTACTATGTTTAATGAATCGGCCACTATTGAGTAATGTCTTGGTTAACAACAAAGGTACCAAAGAACCAAGTCTGCACTGTAGTTGATACTGTTGCTACCAAGTCATACACATAGGTCGCGGCACTTATGTTTTGCATAAATGAAGCAGAACTTTCAACTGTAACGACCCCAGAGGCAGTTCCAGTAATTTTAAATCCTGTCGCTACATCTCCTGTAGTTTGAATTGTAGGTGAAGATGCATTATCGCTAGTTCTTACTTGCATATTAAAACTATAAGAAGTAAGGTCAATTAAAGCTCCACTAGAGTTCTTTACGGTAAATTGTAAATCAAATGAATCTCCTTTTCTACAAGTAACATTTACTTGTTGGGAGATATCTAAGTCAACAGAAAGAGAAGATGTGTTACAGGTAGCCATAATACAAATTTACTGATTTAAGATCAAGTCTACGAGACTGTCTTCTTCGCCTTCAGTAATGGGTCCCGTTTCGCCTTTACGTTGGGCAATGAGCTTAGACTGCTCTATAGCAGAGAGTTCAATTCGCTCATCTTTCCTATCTTCTTTCATTGTGTCATTTTGTTGTTTGACACCACTTTCTATTTGTTGTTCAACAACGTCAAATTGTCCTTTAGCCTGTAGCAATTGCATATCAAAAGTATATTGAAGTTCCATCAATTGCATTTTAGAAGCAGTTTCAAGTTCTAATTTTTGAGCCTCTAGTTGAGCTTCAAATTGCTTTTTCTGCATTTCTACTTGACCTGAGATTTCTGCTTGTTGAGCATTTATTTGAGCAGTTACTTGAGCTTTTTCTTGAGCTTGAGCTTGTAGAGCTTTAATTCTTTTCTTTCTTCTAACAACTAATAATCTTTCTGCTTGCTCAACATCTCTTAACTGTCTTACAGCAATTGCATCTTCAAGGTCTATTTCTTTTTGAGCTAAAGCTATTTGAATGTTTTGTTCTAAGTATTGACGATCACTATCGTTAAGTTCAGAAACTACTTTAATACCAAAGTTATACATTGACAAATTACTGAAAGAAGATAAAACTGCCATATTAGTTTCTCCAATCGCGTTTGTATATGTTTTATATATAATGCTTTTTGGAGGTAATACTTGTAAACATTTTACAATATCTGAACACACCTTTTTATAAAGAACCATCGATGCGTTTGTAATATCATAAAGAGCATTATTTGCTGCGCTAATTGCTTGTTCTCTTACACCAACTAAAGCATCTCCTTTTGGAGTAGTTCCGTCTACAACTTCATTAATTCCTGTAGCGTCACGAATCATTCTTAGGTAATGATTATAAATAGCAACTAGCTCTTGTATATTTCTTATTCTATTACCAATCTCTCTAACTGGAGGATTTTGAAAAGAACCTTCTGGATCTTTAGAGCGATAATAAAAAACACCTGTCTGTTCGTAGATGTCTTGTATTTCTAAAGGCTGTAGCTCTCCCCCTTTACCTAGCTGTACATTTTCTAACCCTTCAATATCTATAATAAGACCATCAGGCTTTGCTTTAGCAATAGACTGCTGAATCTTTAAATGAGTAATCTGAAGCATATCAGCAAAACCAACTACACTACCAACTAAAGACTTAGGAAGCATATTACGTAAGTTTGTAGCTACGCAAGAATAAGATAGTTGTGCTTTAGATATATCGTGTACATTTTTAGGTATGTTCTTTTGAACTCCATAATCATAAACATAATCAGTTCCCACAATAAACTTACCTCCATAAATGGTCGCATTAGGCATATAAACAGCCTTGCGGTCATATACAGATTGTTGAGGAGCATTATATTCAGTTCCTTTGTGATAGAATCCAATGTTACCAAACATAGACTCTTTCTTCTCATATATAATATTATCTACAGATCTAAACTCAAACTCTAATATTTCAATCTTGTAATCATCATATCCATATCTGTATGTGCTTCCATCAAGTTGATAAGGAGTGTATTGTGTTAAGAAATTTTGAGGGTCGTTACCATACTTATTCATAACTGTACGAGCTAACTCCTCATATTGAGTTTCAGTAAATTGATCTCTTGCAACTCTTTTAAGATCCATAATTGTGATCTTCTTAAAGTGAGCAGCATAGGTTAAGTCTGATAAAGAAGGGTCATCAGTATAGTTGTGAATAAAGAAAGCTGGGTCAACATACTCTTCTGTAATTCCATAATTTGGATCATTGTTTCTTTTAACAACAGCCATTCCTACTGTCACTAAATCGTTGACACATCTTCTGTATATCTTGTCATTAAAGTCATTCCACTCAAGAGTCATCTGTGCACCCAATTGTGCAGCTATTTCAGCATCTGTCTTTACGTTGGTGTCTAAGAATATTTCTGTTTCTTCAGGAGTATCAGGAAGTTTATCAGGGTCTACTTCTACATTAAGACCTAAGCTTTTAGCTTCCTTAATCATTTCTTTATTTTCTATTCTAAGAATAGCAGCATTTTTCTTTTGCTCTTTTTCTGATCTTGATAAAGGATCAACAGCCTCTACTTGAGGATATGGATCTTTAGATAATATTTTATTGACAACTATTTTAGCAAACTTTGGTACAATAGGAACTGGAGTGTAGTCTAAAGTTAATAAAGCTCCACTACCATTATTAGGATCTAATGATGAAAGTATTTGTCTGTATATAGAAGTATCTTGAGTACCTTGAGCGTAGTCTCTATTTATTTGAAACTCTCTGTACCTTCTTCCATATAATGAATTTTCGTAATCGCTGCCCGCCCACTGAGCATAAATAGCTTTGGCGTATTTTAATCCGTAAGAAAGAGACATTTTTTCTTCAGTCGATGCTAAAGCATCGGGAAAAGATGAAGCTCCATTACTAGTTTGAGTGTATGACATACTTTAAACAGTCTTAAATGCAAATATAGTTATTCAATTTACCGTAATATAACGTGACCACTTCTGAAAAACTTTTTTTCACTGAAGTTCGTTTTCTCTTTTTTAACAGAAGAACCTTGTGCAGCAAGTAATGCCAAACCACTAGATATAGAAAGGTCATATTTAGTTCTATTGTCTACTTTAAAATTAATCCAATCTTCTAATGTTTTGTCAAAATACATATTTCCGTGAGTTAACGTTTCTTCGTTTATCCCTACGTGAGAATGTATGTAAGCTTCAATTGCTTGAGCGTGAGCGTGGATGACATCTTGAGAGTTAGAGGGGATGCCTTTTGTTTTTGTTTTAGTACCAAACCCTGTTCCTAAATGATCGGGTCTATCTAACAGAAAATGTGAATATCCTCTAGATTCAAAATGTCTAGCGATACCATATTTGTTGTTCTCTATTAATATAGAGTAACCATAAAATCGTGCAGCCATTAATACATCTTCATAAAATATTTTAGCAAGAGGAGGTCTTGACGCATACTCAGCAACAAACATATTTGATGGATGAGTCATATTAAATTTATTGTATAAATGACAAGCTCCTTTAGATCCTCTACCATCTACCGTTGCGTCAATATCATAGGAGTCAACACCACCTACTCCTAACCAATTGTTCTCAGGAGTTTTTTTATTTCTTAACTCAATAGGTGGCATCCAGGATATATTCCATCTTCCATTCGCGTCTGGCTTAAATAAAACCTCTGTATCTGCTACTCCGTTTTTCCAAATAAAATTACCTTGAACAACAGGGGATGGAAAGAGCTCTTGATTATATTGGACTTGCTCATATATTTTTTGAACATTAAATACTGAAGCTTTAGCACTGTCTCTAAAAGCCTCATTTTCAGTAAATGGGAACTGTCGTATTACTTCGTTTAATTCATAGCTGTCATTTACTAAAGCTTTCCTTTCGTTTTTTAAGAATGTTCTAGCTCCTATAGTAATTAAATCACCATCTAGTCCAACAATTGGAGTTTCAGGGTCATCTACTACAGCTTTTCCATATTGATCAAAAAATCCCTCTAGTGCTTCGTATGCTGGAACAAATATGCTATATAAACCACTTTTTGTTCTTCCGTTTTCATTCCTCTCATTCGGGTCGCTATTTCTTACTAGCGTTCTAAATTGTTTACCCCCTTTATCTAGGGGATTAACTGTACTTCCAACAAGGGCCTTTCCAACAATTCTTCTACCTACTAATAAACAAGTCCTATGTATTCTCCAAGACTCCCTTATGTCTGTGGGCTTTTCCCATTTACCAGCTTCATCCATATAAAGCATATGTAACTTTTCTCCATCATAAGCATTGTTAGTTGTACTCTTCCAGTTCACTACAGTGTTTAATGCTTCTCCCTTTACAGATGTTTTTACTTTTTTAGTTATACGTTTTGATGGTTCTCTAAAAGCTAATTCCATTCTAGGATTAGTAGTACCATCTTGAATGGGTTTAAAAAAGAAAGGGTAAGACTTATAAATAGGAACAACTTTTTTCATAAAAATATTCTCTTGAGCATCAGCCCCTGTCTTGGACATTATGCCTAAAAGTTTATCTTTTACTTGAGAGCCTTCGTTCACTAATAAAGCTGAAGACATTTGTGTATATCCAGATCGTCTACACTTTACATAAATCTGACCTAAACTTCTACTGTCAGTTATACAGGCTTCGAGATGTAGGAATAAATCACGTTGGAAGGATAAGAAGCTTGGGTATCCCACGTCAATCTTAGACCATTGGAGGAAGAAATAGTGGTTTCCTGTGATGTAAGTTGGCTCTCCGTTATTGTAAAACCAAATTCCTTTTCTGCGTCTTTCATATTCTTGTGTTATATAGTTATGGTATTTATTTCTGAATACATCTGGCATATCAAGCCATTCATCCATTGACTTTATTTTTTTTAGTTCATCGGGAAGCTCTTGTCTTTCCCATTTTTGATCTTCCTTTTTTTTATTGTAAAATAATATTTTAGACTTAGGTGGCTTAGATGGTATCTGTATATCTAGATTTGAAATAGAAATAATATCCCCTTCACTGTTATCGGGACATATATTGATTACTATATCTTCGTCTATGTTTTTTATTCCACTCATCATTCCAATATATTAAATCATCACTTAGAATATTGTTCTGCAAATCCTCCTGAATAGTCTTGTGCATCTTTTAGTTCTCCTTTTTCTTCAAGAGTTTTTACGAGCTGCTGTAACTTCTCTCTTTCAACAATTAATTCTTTTGCGTCAACCGCTGTTTGTTTTATAGATTGCAACTCAGCCTTTCTCTGAGATCCTGACAATTCTTGATCTACAGGCTTCTGTATTTCTTGAATCATATTTTCAATAGCTATCTGCATAGATTCCATAAGGTTTCTGGCTGTAGCTACATTGTCATACTTGTTCTGGGATTTTCGCATAAATATTTTCTAAATATACTCTATATAAATGTTGTCCATCTATTTCCATAGAGTAATCTCCGTTTTTAATAAAATAAACTTTATCGCCTTTTTTTAATCCGAGCTCTTTAGTTTTCTCACTTTCAAACTCTATGTATCCATATTGATTGGGCGGCTTTTCTTGAGGTAATAATTCTAGTAAATCAGACTTTAATTCATCTTCTTGTTCTGCGGGCTTTAGAAAAATATAATGACCTAAGAGTTTTATCTCTCCTGTTCTTTTACTCTTATAAGCATATGCTTGATTCCATAATGGATCAAATTGATAAGAGTAGTTTACATAGTATAAATCAGAATTGGAATATATAAACTGTCCTCTTCGGTCTTGCTCTTCTAATTGCTTGTCTCCCGCAATAAAATGATTACCGCCTAAAACAACGTGATGATGAAAGTAAAGAGTATCACCTACTTCTACACCCGTATCATAAAACAATGGAGTTCCAACTACCTCACCCTCATAGGCTCTGTGATCAAACTCAGTAAACTTAGAGTCTATAAATATTTCTTTTTCGCCTAGCTTTATAACATCGTTTACAGCTTTGGGAATTTTTACAATAAACTTCCTTATGGGTTTCATTTGAATTCACAATCGTGTTCAATTAAACAAGGCATATTATCTATGGTTTTCCATAACATTAATCCATCATCAGGGTGAGATAAATAAACTAAATATCTTTTAACACCATACTGAGATAAAGCTCTCTCGTCTAAAATTATCGAGTCTACTTTTGACTCGCCAGCACGTTGACCCACAAAGTAGGCCATTGCATCCTTGGGGTTTGTACCCACTACTATTTTTCTAATTAATTCCACTACTTTAAATTTTATTAATTGTTATTTTTAACCCAACCGCATTTCTCTGCGAATCCAGGATCTATTTTAGAAATTTTGTTTAATAATTCCATTTCTTGAAGCTTAGCTTCTTTCTTAGCTTCAGGAGTATGGTCTACATACATATATATGTTTGCTGCAGCTTGTAAATATAAATCAATATTTTTCCTGCATTTTATGCACCTTGCATATCTTGATGTTTCCATTTTATTAAATATTTAACCAATAGTCAATTGAATCTGTTGGCTCAGAATTTTGCCCTAAAGAATTTAAATAATTTTTAGCAACAGTTTCGAGCATAATTTTTATTTCCTCTGGATTGTCAGCAGAAAAACCTGTAAAGTATTCATAAACATCTCCATTTGGATTTTCTATATCGTCTGCGTTTATACCAAAACAATATAGTGACATAAATTCCTTAGTCCCATCTACTTGATCAACAAGATCCATAAGCTCATCAATCTTTGACTGTATCTTAATAAAAAGTTCTGATCGGTCTTCGTAATTCATATTACGAATATACAACTTTATGCTACGGGCACACCAACGTTTGTCACTTTAAAATAACCTCCATTAATGGTGGCATTACCTGTAGAAGAACCTACAGTCAAGGTGAGCAATCTATCTGTTGAACTAGCAGGACCATAAAAGCCTCTAACTATTAATTGCTTTTCTCCTAGAATGTTTCCGATAGTAGAAGTAATCTTAGATTCAGCAATAGTTGCTCCAGCTATTCTAATCTGTGCATAGAGGTTTGTATTAGCATCACTTTCATCAAACTCTATAACTGCTTCAAATTCAAAACAGTTTACATCAGAAGTTCTAAGAACTACTTGATTAGAAGCACTACCTGTTGCTTGAATGGTAAAGTCAGTATTTACATCATTACCAAACTTTCTAGTATCACCTGTAGCGGCTGTATCATTTCGTGTTTCGGAAGCTGCTGTATATTCAACTAATGTTGTTGCAGCAGTAGGTGTTGTACTTACTGGTACAGATTGAGATGCCGCTAGTCTTAAAAGTAATGTTGATTGATTTGTACCTCCAGATCCTCCGCCTAAATTGTTTCCCACAAACGTAGAAAGATTAGATGCGTCTACATATAGATAAGCACTAGCTGTCTCATCCCACACCAAGAACTTATCAGCTGTAGCTAAAGTGCTAGATGTTAATGGGTTAAGGGTTCCCGCATCTACAACGCTAACATCTGTTGTACCTGCCACTGTTGCGGTAGCTAGTGGAGATGAAGCTGTTATAGCACTGCCTCCAATTGCGGCAGTAGATAAATTTCTAAGAACAACCTCTCCGTTAGAGTCCATCATTAATGCACT